TTCCAGTATGAAACTGGAATAACGCGAGATCTTTATCACCTTATCGCTCCGTTGATGACGGAGGCCTATCCAATTTGGGGTAATCATCTTGAAAAAGGTGATTTTCCTCATTTTGAAGTAGGTAACAAGGTAGTCACTGTCCCTAAGGACGCCTTTTCTGATCGTGTTATAGCCGTTGAGCCAGGGATTAATCTCTGGTTTCAAAAGTCTATTGGCACAATGATTAGAAAGCGTCTGAAGGTTCATGGGATCGACTTAAACGATCAGACAATTAATCAAAGACATGCTCGTTCCGGTTCTATTTCCGGTGAGCTTTGTACTGTTGATTTTTCATCTGCTAGTGATACGATTTCTAAAGATCTGATCTTTGATGCTTTTCCGCATCATTGGTCATCTCTGATGGATCGTTGTCGATCACATTTCGGTGTGTTCGAAGGCAAACCTCTTAAGTGGGAGAAGTTCTCCAGTATGGGGAACGGCTTCACCTTTGAGCTTGAGTCACTTGTTTTCTATGCAGCAGCTGTAGCGGTATGTGAATACCTCCACATCGACTGCCCGGTTATAAGTGTCTACGGAGATGATGTTGTTTTACCATCTTCAGCCTTCGACCTCTTTTCATCATTCTGTGGTTTCCTCGGATTCTCAGTGAACTTGGGAAAGAGTTATTCATCTTCCCCTTTTCGAGAGAGCTGTGGTTCCCACTATTATGATGGGGTTGACGTAAAACCGTTCTTCGTAAAGAAGGACGCTAGGAACTTGTTCGAACTTTATAGGCTAGCTAACCAGATACGGTATATATCACATACTAGGGTTAATTCCTTAGCGTGTGACTCTATACTGAAACCTAGTTGGCTATTCTGCTATAAGGAGATTCCAAAGAATTTACGTCTCTTTGGGTCTTATGGTAGCGGAGATGGGTTCCTCATTGGTAATATTGATGAGGGCCTATCCTCTAGTGCTTCGCATTGTAGCCGACTCACGAGAAAGAGTAAATTCTTTTCTTTTGAAGGCTATATCGCTCCGCAGTTCGTTCATGTTGGGAAAACCCAACGTTCCGAAGAAGTTGGTCTATTATTAGACCGACTTCGAAATCCGTCAACTGAAGAGTATGGGAATACTTATACTCTAAGGGCCCGAACACGGGTAGCTTTGGTAGCTACTCTAGTTCCGCAGTGGC